ATACGGAGTAAAACAAGATGTTAACAAGCATTATTACCCTTACTTTGATAACGATGGCGTGTTATCTGCTATTAAAATCAGGCTCGTTAGCTCTAAAGCATTCTCGATTGCTGGTGATTTTGGCTCTACGATGCTATTCGGTCAAAACTGTTTCCCTAAAGGCGGCAGGTTCCTAACGATATGCGAAGGCGAACTAGACGCACTGTCAGCGTTTCAGATGATGGGCGCTAAGTATCCGGTGATCTCAATCCGTAATGGCGCATCGGCTGCTTTGAAGGACTGCAAGGCACAATACGAATACATTGACAGTTTTGAGAATATTGTATTGTCATTCGATGGTGACGAAGCCGGACAGAAAGCAATGCAGTCTGTTGCTGAGTTATTCGGTGGCAAAGTCAAGATGATGAAGATGCGAACCGGACTCAAGGATTCTTCGGATTATCTCAAGATCAAGGCGGATAAGGAATTCGTTGATGATTGGTGGAGAGCAGAGCAGTATGTGCCTGATGGCATCATCCAAGGCGCTACGCTGTGGGAGATGGTGTCTAAGCCGATTGACAAGGCAGAAGTAGACTATCCCTACGAAGCATTAAACAAACTCACCTACGGCATTCGTAAGGGCGAGTTAGTGATGATTACGGCGGGATCAGGTTTAGGTAAGTCACAGTTCTTGCGTGAGATCGTATGGCACATCCTATCCAAGACCGAAGACAATATCGGGATGATGTTCTTGGAAGAAGGTGTGCGTAAGACGGCTAGATCGCTGATGTCATTAGCGGCGAACAAACCGATTCATTTACCAGATGTTGATGTATCACCGGAGGAGTTAAAAGATGCCTTTGATAGAACACTTGGCACTAACCGCCTTTATTTGTTTGATCATTTTGGAAGTAGTAGTCTTGACAACATTGTTAATCGTGTCCGTTACATGGCAAAAGGACTTAACTGTGGCTACGTGGTCTTGGATCACATTAGTATTATTGTTAGCGGCGGTGACGTGGGCGATGAACGAAAGGCTTTGGATGCGATTATGACACGCTTGCGGATGTTGGTACAAGAAACAGGGATTAGTCTGTTATGTGTGTCGCACCTAAAACGTCCTGAAAGCAAAGGTCACGAGGAAGGTGCATCAACATCGCTGGCTCAGTTGCGTGGCTCTGGATCGATAGCACAGTTATCTGACATCGTGATCGGGCTAGAGCGTAATGGACAGGCTACTGACATGATTGAAAGAAACACTACTCACGTTAGGGTTTTAAAGAATCGCTTTAGTGGTTACACTGGGGGTGCTGGTGATTTACTATACAATCCATCAACAGGTCGTATGCTTGAAATTAAGGACACAATATGAAAGATGATCTACTAGAAAAAGCACTGCAATACGCAAAGCATGATGACTATGTTGTTACTCGGAAAATCATCACCGATCTATGCAATGAGATTGAGCGATTGCGTGAACTGAACAGAGATGTCTTTAGTCGCATTCAGGACAACAAGGAGATGTTCAACAACGCTGAACGCTATCTGTGGCTACGTAATGCAGCATGGGATGTACCGCCGATGGCGTATGCGCCGGTTGTCGTATTATGTGATAACAAGATGGTGACATGGGAATGGCTTGATGGCACTGCTTTGGACCTGACAGTCGATAAATGGCGTAACGATGCTACTCTTTAAATGGCTTGCTACTTGTTTTTGCTTAGTCGGTATTGCACTAACAAGTTTTAATATCTATCCGATGAACATTGTTCTCAGTGCTGTCGGTAGTGCGATGTGGGCTTGGGCGGGATGGAAGCAACGGGACAATCCGTTATTGATTGTGGAAGCAGTAGCAGTTTTCTTTTATGCGTCTGGATTTATTACATGGATGATGTAACACAGAGAGTATTTGATTTAGCACGAGGATGTATTGACGAACTAGAGAAGCAAAAACAATACATTCAGTTATTAGAAGAGTACATTGAGGAGATAGAAAGTGGTGTGGAAGTGTCCGCCGTTAAACCTGTTCAATTGGAACAACCTTTGGAAATGGAGAGAGCAAATGACAACATGGACGACAGAAGACCGAATGTTATGCGTCGCAGAAATGCAAAAGGAAATCAAAGAACTGCAGGATCAGTTAGTGATAGCGAACATGGAACTGACGATAGCGATGGCGGAAGTGGAAGCACTAAGGTATCAATTGATAACAGCAACGCAGGGTAAACACTAATGGCACATCCTGATCAAATCTTTGGAGATATAACCTATGCTCAACATGGAGATGACATTGTTATTCGGGCTATCTTTCACAGTCTCGGTATTGCTACTCCTTCATACTTGGATGTGGGAGCGCACCATCCGGAACGGATTAGTAATACTAAGCTGTTCTATGACAGCGGCAGTCGGGGCATTAATGTTGAGCCAAATCCTAATCTATATAAAATATTCCTAGAGCAACGACCACAAGATATTAACCTTAATGTTGGTGTGGGTATTCAATCAGAATTCCGTGAATTTTATATGATTGATAGCGAATCTGGTCGAAATAGCTTCCTTAAAGAAGTAGCTGAAGGGTTTGTAATGGATTATCCGCAGTTCAATATCACCAATGTAATGCAACTTCCAGTCTTTACAATCGATCAAATCCTTAAACACAAACTCACACCGGACTTTCTGACAATTGATATTGAGGGCATGGATTACGAAGTGCTGCAGAGCATCAATTATTGCCTACACCCGTTTAAGGTAATCTGTGTGGAGTTGCAGCCATATAGCGAAGAAGACATTCGATCGTTAATGACCAATGTCGGCTATGATCCGATTATTCGATGTGGGTCTAATTTAATATTTGTTGACAAAACACTATCTCATAGAGTAAGATAATTCTATGAGATTATTACTTGACATCGAAACCACATTAGATCACAGTAAGATTTGGTGCGTTGTTACAAAAGATTTAGATACAAACGAGGTAAAGATATGGAAAGAAGCAAACGACTTATCGGAGTACATAAAGGCAGCGAGTTTGATAGTGGCTCACAATGGGATAGCATTCGACTTTCACTTACTGAAAAAGTTATGGAAATGTCAGATTACATTGAAGAGAGTCGAAGATACGTTAGTTCTAAGTCGCTTACTAAACCCAAGTCTAGAGGGAGGACACAGTCTAAACAATCTAGGGAACTTATTAGGAACACAGAAAATTGACTATACTAAAATATGGTCTTGGATTACTGGTATAAATTTAATATCGGATAAAAAGCACATTGGTTACAATGGTTATTACGAAGGGATGGAATTTGATAAACCGCATATTCCCTTATTGCATTACTATTGCATTAAAGATGTAGAAGTATTACACAAGGTTTACAACTATTTGAAGTATGAATTAAAGAGGCAGGACTTTTCAACTAAATCACAGGAGTTAGAACATGAGATACAAGCAATCATCGCACAACAAGAAAGAAACGGTTTCAAGTTCAATGAACAATCTGCTATGCAATTACTTGCTGAATTTAAGACTCGGCTGGAAGCTATCACTGTTGAAATGCAAAGCATTTTTCCTCCCAAGGTCACTACTTGTCGCACCCACAAAACCACCGGTAGACCCCTTTCCGACATCGTGGAAGACTTCAATCCCGGAAGTCGCAAGCAAATCGCCGAAAGACTCATTGAGAAGGGTTGGAAGCCGTCCAAGTTCACAGAAAAAGGCAGCGTCATCGTCGACGAAACCACGCTCGAAGGTCTCGACTTCCCAGAAGCGAAAGCCATAGCAGAATACTTGATGTTACAAAAGCGTATAGCGCAGATAGAGAGCTGGATTGAGGCAATACAGGCTGATGGTCGTGTGCATGGCAAAGTCATCACCAACGGGGCTGTGACAGGTCGTATGACACACCACAGTCCTAACATGGCTCAGGTTCCAAACTCTAGCGCTATATACGGATTAGAATGTCGTGATCTTTGGATAGTGGAGAAAGGATGTAAGTTAGTCGGTATCGATGCAAGCGGTTTAGAGTTGCGGATGCTGGCTCACTACATGAATGATAATGAATATACGAATGAAGTTGTATCCGGCGACATACACACAGCCAATCAAAAAGCGGCAGGGCTTGAGACACGGAATCAAGCTAAGACGTTTATCTATGCATTCCTCTACGGTGCGGGAGCTGCCAAGATCGGGTCGGTTGTTGGAGGCTCACAGAAAGAAGGACAAAAACTCATTACTCGTTTTCTACGCAACACACCGAAACTACAAAGGCTCAGAGAGCGTGTATCTGAAGCGTTTACTGCGAGGGGAGTCTTACTCGGTCTTGACGGACGTAAGTTACTCGTTCGCTCGGAGCATTCGGCGCTCAACACGTTACTGCAGGGCGCTGGTGCGATAGCCATGAAGCAAGCATTGGTATTTTTACATAAAGACTTGACAAAACAGAAAATACCATTTAAATTAGTAGCTAATGTTCACGATGAGTGGCAGATTGAAGTTCCTGAGAAGTACGCAAAACAAGTTGGTCAAAGTGGTGTTACAGCGATTACCGATGCTGGTGTAGAATTTAAAATGAATTGTCCACTAACGGGCGAATATAAAATAGGTGATACATGGAAACAAACCCACTAGATCGTGAAGATAAAGAAATTGAAGGTCAGGTACTGATTGTGCTGTATACTGATCGCACCTTTTCTATCGGTACGTCTGTTGATTTAGATACAACCCTACAATGCTTAACAGCGGCAGTAGATGGTATTGTTGACGGAACAATGAATGGTATCGATGAAATGGAGTCTTTCTCCGGAAAGAGTCACTAGCAGTATCTTATTAACCGCAGTATAACAAAGGAGTTATCATGGCAAATATTGAAAAGCCAATTAAGATTGAAGCAGAAGTTCAGTGGGCGTTCTTCACCACTAAGAATGAAATGTCAGGTAAGTATCAAGTAGACCTTACCAATCTCAGTAGCGGTGCAGTTGAAGCACTGCAGTCGGCAGGACTTGAGCCACGCCAGCGTGAAGACAAACCTGAGAAGGGTTGGTTTATCACGGCTAAGAGTAACTACGCTATTGAGCCAGTTGACAAAGGCGGTGAGAAGATTACCGAAGTTGTTGGTAATGGTTCTAAAGCAGTAGCAATCATCAAGCCGTATGAGTGGAGCTGGAAGAACAAGAAGGGCGTTTCTCCATCGTTAATGAAGATCACTATCACTGATTTACAGGTTTACAGCAGTGATTCTGAGGAACTCGAAGACGACGAAATTCCACTATGAAAGCTCTCGTTGATGCTGACATTCTAGTATACCGATTTGGTTTTGCATCGGAAGGAGACCCAGCAGAGTTTGCGTTAGCTCGTCTATCCGAATTCTTGGACAATCTCAGCTTGAGTGATGGCATCAACGAAGTGTGGGGCTATTTAACAGGTAAAGGTAATTTTAGAAATGAGATAGCTGTTACTGCTCCATACAAGGGCAATCGTATACTTGCAAAGCCGTATCATTATCAGTTGCTGCGTGAGTATATGGAAAGAGCTTGGGGATTTGAAGTCATAGAAGGAATGGAAGCAGATGATGCAATTGGTATCGAAGCCTATCGTAACGAACCAGATGAGACACTCATTGTCAGCATTGACAAAGACCTTAATATGATTCGTGGTCATCACTATAACTTTGTGAAGGAAGAAAGGTATTACGTCACAGAAGAAGAGGCTATTCGTAACTTCTATCTTCAAATCTTAACAGGCGATAAAGTAGACAACATTATTGGACTAGCCGGCATTGGTCCGGTCAAGTCCAAGAAGTTGTTAGTAGATTGTAATACTGAATTAGAGATGTACGAAGCTGTATTGAAAGCGTACGATGGCGACGAAGCCAGAGTGCTTGAAAATGCTCGTTTACTTTGGATACTTAGAGAGGAGAAGCAAGTATGGCAACCGCCAGTAAAATGAAGTTACAGGATTGTCCGATTATTAAGATTACATGGATTGATGCACAAGCAGATGCGGGATGGGATGAGCCAAAGGTTGATATTGCACAATGTGTAACTGTTGGCTTTCTGGTTAGTGAGACAGATGAGGCTATCTGTGTCGCAGGTACTGTGTCAGATCACGAATGCAACAATCGTATTAGTATTCCGAAGTCGTGGATACTGACACAACAGTTAGAGGAAATGAAAGATGAAACCGCAGTCAGCAAAGGCAAAGGGAAGAAACCTGCAAAAGTGGGTAGCAGAGCAGTTGCAAAAAAGGTTCCCGCAGCTACGCCAAGGAGACCTCGTAAGCACGTCAATGGGAGCAGGCGGGGAAGATGTCAAGCTAAGTCCAGCGGCAAGGGACGCAATACCGTATCAGTTTGAATGCAAGAGTCTAGCAAAGGTAGCAGTATATAATTACTACGAACAAGCAAAGACACATGGCAATCACGAACCAATTGCTGTTGTCAAGCAAAACGGTAAGAAGCCTTTAGTTGTTTTAGATGCGGAAGTATTCTTTGATTTAATAGCGAGGAAATAATGAAAGTATTAGAGATGAAAGAGCGTGAAGACGGAGGCGCTGAACTTCAGATAGATATGACCGAAGACGAGCGTTGCTTTATGATTGAGTTTGGTTTTAATCAGTTGTTGCGTAATTCAATTGACAAGTTTGAAAAGCAGTTTAAACCTAAGAAAGGAACTAAAAATGTTACACGTAAAAATTGAGATTATGGATAATGAGGATTGCATCACCCGTACTCGTAACTTTGACGAATCTCCTCAGTGGATGGAGATTATGTTAATGTGTGCAGATGTTGTCTCATCACAGTACGGATATAACATTGTTGATCGTGTTAAGTTCATTGGCGACAACACAATCTTTTACGATCGTGCTGATACACACATGATCTCTAAAGAGGCTTGGGCGGAGTTCTTGCAACAAGACTTTGTGGAGCCTGAGTTTGATTTTAATAAACAGGACAAAGAACAGGATTGGGCATGAAAATCCTATTGCTTGATATTGAGACAAGTCCTAACACAGCCCATGTCTGGGGTCTGTGGCAGCAAAACGTCAGCATCAATCAATTAATGGAATCTTCTTATGTCTTGTGCTATGCAGCAAAGTGGCTAGGTGATGAAGAAGTTGTGTTTGATTCTGTTCACCAGTCTAAACCGAAGGCAATGCTAAAAGGAATTCATGGACTTCTCAATGATGCAGATGCTGTGGTTCATTACAATGGTACTAAGTTTGATATTCCTACTCTTAACAAAGAATTCTTGCTACATACTTTTAATCCACCATCGCCTTATAAACAAATTGACCTATTGCGTGTTGTTCGTAGCAACTTTAGGTTTCCTAGTAACAAGCTGGATTATGTAGCACAGCGACTTAACCTTGGTAAGAAACACGCACACGAAGGACATGAGCTTTGGGTTAAATGCATGAATGGAGATAAAGATGCGTGGAAGCGTATGGAGCAATATAATATACAAGATGTGGTTTTATTGGAAAGTCTTTACGGGGTTTTGCTTCCTTGGATTAGCCGTCATCCTAATCACAATCTCTTCGTGGACGGACACGCTTGTCCGAATTGTGGCTCGACTAGTTTGCAAAAACGAGGCACTGCAATATCTAGTACCGGAAGTTATCAACGGTATCAGTGTAGCTCTTGCGGAACATGGTCACAAGGCACAAAATCCATTAAATCGTCCGTAGGAGTAAAGAAATGCAATTAAAAGAGTATATAGACTGCATAAACGAGTCTGTAAGCCCTGATCGTAGGCAGGTTGGAGGCGACCATTACCAAGTCGCTGACATCCAGCCTTGGGACGTTATGCTGGCTTACGGGCTAGACCCTTGGAGTGCTAATGTTATTAAGTACTTACTTCGCTTTCCATACAAGAACGGTGTGCAGGACCTTGAAAAGGCTAAACATTACATAGAATTTCTTATTGCGAACTACGAAAGTATTGACAAAAAGTACTATTCATGATACACTTAAACAAGAATCGCCGTATTAATTTCTACGGCATCAAAGACCAGCAAGCCGCCAATCCTGCTTATCAACATGGCATGGAGTTGATAAAACAAGGCGATTGGGAACATGGTTTTTATCTGCATGAGTTGCGTTCTTTACCAGATTTAAGAATCAAACAAGGGATTAAAACAGACTTTTCGAAGACTCCTGTTTGGGTTCCCGGAAATTGGTGCAAAGGTAAGAATGCTATCGTGTGGTCTGAAGCAGGATGGGGCGACATTATTCAATTCAGTCGTTTCATTCCTCTGCTCAAACAAGCTGGACTACAATCAGTGAAGTTGTTATTCCCTGATCCTGCAATTCGGCTATTAAAAAGACTGCCTAATCATAACGGTTTATACACCGCAGGGGAATCTTGTCCCAACGCAGTGAAGATTAAGGTAATGTCGTTGCCGTACTTCTTAATGGAACACAATGTAATACCTGCTGAACCAGTACAGAAGATATACGGTAGTGAAGGTATATTTCGTAATCCTGAGATTGTCAAGCCAGTAAGACAGAAACCATTATTGGGTTATTGTTATACAACCTTAAACAATAGCTGGAATATGCAAGCTAAGCAAATGCCTAAAGAGCTTATGCTAAACTTCATTAAGCAGCACCCAGAGTTTGATTGGGTATCGTTACAGCAAGATGATGGCTTTATTACATCAAAGCACTGGAGCGATACTGCTGATCAAATTCAAACACTCGATGGAGTTATCTCAGTGGACTCAGCAATAGCTCACTGTGCTGGCTCTGTCGGTGTGCCTGTAACAAATCTGATAGGACAAGAAGGTTCAGCGTGCTGGAGGTGGTTCCCAAAAGGAGACACAACATACTGGTACGACAGCATGAAGACTATCTGGTATGATACTTGGACGGAAGGACTTGAGAAAGCCCTAACGCATTTTCAACAACCAAAGAAAGTAAAGAAAGATGGCATTAACAATACACGATCTAAAAGACAGACTAAAACAAATAAATGAGATTGATTTGTTAGAGCTTCTTGAAATATCATCGGAGGATATCGTTGAGAGATTTATTGATTTCATTGAAAACAACTTTGACAAACTTGAGAAAGAAGTAGAATGACCTATAACACACCATTTAGCACAGTCGGCTATATTACATACAAAAGAACATACGCAAGGAGATTAAACGAAGGTAATTTAAAATCAAAGACAGAAGAGTTTACCGACACCGTTGAACGGGTTATTAAAGCTGCTAACGATCAGTTAAGCTGTGGCTTTGACGCTGACGAGCAAGAGCGTCTACGGAAGTATTTATTGGAACTGAAAGGCACTGTTGCTGGACGATTCCTCTGGCAAATGGGGACAGAGACAGTTGATCGCTTAGGATTAGCGAGTTTACAGAACTGTGCATTCACTGTCATCGATCAACCCGTACGTCCTTTCACATGGGCGATGGACTTGCTGATGCTTGGCTCAGGTGTTGGCTACAACATTCAGAGGCAATATGTTGATAAACTTCCTCCGGTCAACGCTAACTTTAGCGCTCCTACTCGTGTTACTACCGCTGACGCTGATTTTATCGTGCCTGATTCCCGTGAAGGCTGGGTCAAGTTATTGGGTAAGACGCTCAAAGCGGCGTTCTTAGCCGACACCAATCCTACATTCACCTACAGCACTATCCTTGTTCGTGGTCGTGGAGCGCCTATTAAAGGCTTTGGCGGTACTGCTTCAGGTCCAGAGGACTTATGTGATGGAATCGTTAAGATTAGCAACATCCTTGAGAAACGTAAAGGTAAGAAGCTACGCCCTATTGACTGCCTTGACATCATGAACCTTATCGGTGCTATTGTCGTTGCTGGTAATGTACGCCGTTCTGCACAGATTGCTATAGGAGACCCTGACGATGTTGAGTATCTACTTGCTAAGCGCTGGGACATGGGGAATATTCCTTCTTGGAGAGCTATGTCTAATAATTCTGTTGTTTGCAGCGATACTAAAGACCTACACGAATACTTCTGGGACGGGTACGAAGGCAAAGGGGAGCCTTATGGACTTATCAATCTTAAACTCTCCCGTAAAATTGGTAGACTTGGTGAGACTGACTATCCTGATCCTGATGTTATGGGTTATAATCCATGCGCTGAGCAGTCTTTGGCTGCTTATGAAACTTGTTGTTTAGCGGAAGTATATCTACCTAACATTGAGAGCAAAGAACAGCTTCTTGATGTTTGCCAGTTACTGTATCGTATAAACAAGCATAGCTTAGCACTGCCTTGCCATCTGAAAGAGACAGAAGACATCGTGCATAAGAATATGAGAATGGGTATTGGCGTTACAGGTGTGTTGCAAGCCACAGAGGAGCAGCGTAGCTGGTTAAGTGATACTTATCGTCGTCTGCGTGAGTTTGACTTCAAGTACAGTCATGAGCATGGTTTCCCTGAGTCTATTAAGTTGACTACAGTTAAGCCTAGCGGTACTTTGTCGTTGCTTCCGGGTGTTACTTCAGGATGTCATCCAGCATATTCTCGTCACATGATCCGTCGTATTCGTATCGCCGCAGATCATGCGTTGGTGCAAGTATGTCGTGAGCATGGCTATCCGG